CAGAAAGAGGTTTAAATGTCTGAAATAATTAAGTTAAATCAAAAGGAAGCTGACGCTGCACAAGAGTTTTCTGATTTAGTTGCAAATGGAAAAATAACTCATGGAATGGCTTGTTATCGAACTCAAGGGGGAGAAATCCACTACTTGCTCATCAATTCAGCTCATCTTACTTACATCATCGGTTTAATGGAAAGATCTAAGATGTACATTATTGATATGTGTACACAAGATGTAGAAGAGGAGATGTAGATGAATTTCCAAGAAAATCTGACAAAATGCGCAGACATCGTTGAAGAGTGTTTTTCGTTACCTTTAAGAGATCTTGCAAAAATTCCGTGTACAAGAACTTTACAGCAGACACCTTACAGAGTTCGATGTGATAATATTCTGATGTGGAATGCTTTAAGTCAAATTCTAGCTCGACACAAAGAATATCATCGAATCAAAAAGGATAAAGCATTTAAAGAATGTCTAGATGACGAGCTCGAGAAAAGAGGTATTTTTGTTGTCAACGCTGAAGAGGCGTACATGAAGTACGAGACGAGAAGGAAGATGTACCAAAAACGTCAAAAACGTCAGGAGAGGTAACAGAAGGAAAGGAGAAAGAGGATGAGTTTAGACAGACTTTGCAAAGAATTAGAAACTGATCGTAAAAATTTATTAAAAAGACAGAAAAAACGAAATTCTTTTTATATTAAAACAAAAATAAATGAAATAAATAAAAAAATTGATTTAATAAGAAAAAGAGAAAAACTAGAAAAAAAGTATGAAAGTTTAAAATTAAAGGGATTGAGAACAAGAGCAAAAGAATTAGAATTAAAAATAATTAAAGAAAAATTAATAGAAGTAGAAAATGAAGAAAATTTGATAAAACAAAAAGAAGAAAAAGAGTTAAATGATCCCTATTATTCGATTTGTAATTATGTTGAAACATTTTTTGAAGTAGATTTAACTAAACTTAAAAAAATTCCAAAAACTAAAGTTCTTCAACAAACTCCACTTCGTATGCGAAGGGATAGCGTTTTAATATGGAGTTTCATTCATTCTAAAATTAAATCAAATTCTAGTCTTAAAAATTTATATTCAATTCTAAGCTGCTCGCCTGAGTTTGATAAAATATTAGAAGAAAAACTACGAGAACGAGGAATTTTTACAATTAGTAAACAAGAAGGCGTAAAAAAGTACGGCTTTAGAGGAAAATTAATTCAAATAAGATAATATAAATAGATACGCAGTAGCCTAAGTATTTGATTTTATTAATAAAAATAAAAGGAAATAATAAATTTTTAGAGTATTTCTTGGAAATAATGATAAAATGTTTAATAAAATCAATAACTTAGATTCATTTTTGAAAAGAAAAAAAAAAGTAAATTATTGATAAAATCCTTAATAAAATCAATAACTTACATATAGTTTTAGAAAAAATAAATTTTCACTTTGATAGCCATGGGTGGCCATATGAGTAAAGGATTACACGCTGAAGAATTTGTTAAAAGCTAGCAAGAGGTGAACGAGCGTTCACTTTTATAGCTTTTTTATTATAATTATTTATTTTTATATATATTATTATCTATATATATGATATGATTACAAATATTGGTAAATTTTCAGGAAATATTCAGGAAATAAAATGACAAAAATAAATAAATCTACAGCCATACGCTTGCTAAACCTTAAAAATGATATCACAATGTGACAATATGACAAAAATGTCATAAATAACTTCATATTTTTTGCTAAACCTTAAAATAGGTCTAAAAAATAGACCAAAAAAGATTTTTAACTCAAGACCGCAAACGAACAAGAAGCAAAGGAGATCAAGAAAATGGTCGAAGACGCTCAAGAAACCAGAAAGCCTAATTTATCGGACATCGTAGATGAACTGGTGGAAACAACGTATCATTTATTGAGGTGGCGGATCATTGCATCTCAGAACCGAGTTATCGAAGACGAAGAGAAAGCTCGTGAACTCGGTCTTCCTGAAAATTACTTTATTTTTGATCACACAGAATTAAACAAAATTGTTGATCTTGTGAAACCGATGTTAAAAGATGCTCAGAGCACTAGAAAGATTGAAGCTCAAACTTCTCTCGAAGTTATTCAGCTTTTACAGCGAGGAGAAGTTTCTGTTGAGGACGCAATCAAATTGATGAATCTTGTCAAATCAAAAGTGGAAGTAGAAGAAAAAGAGACTAAAGTCAAGATTCAGAAAAATATGTACGAACTTCTTGAATAAAAAATAAGGAGTAGAAAATGACTTCTTATTTTATGAATAAAGGAGTTTTTAAATCTGCTGAAGAAAACACAGAAACTTATAAACAGTTCGTAGAAAGCTCTTTGTACAAAAAAGTTGATATTCCTTTTATTACAGTCTCTATTCCGGTCTACAAATCAAAAGGATTATTGAGAATAGCTGTAAAATACATTTTAAGACAGACTTATCCAAAATTTGAACTTCTTGTAGTTTCTGACGCAGATCCTGATAACTCAATCAATGAGATACGAGATTTAAATGATTCTCGTCTTAAGATCATCGAGCTTGAAGAAAACATCGGAAGATACGCAATTGATCACTTAGTTGTAAATGATCTTTCAAACGCTGATTATTGGGTTCCAGTCGATTCTGATGATTGGTGTTCAGAAAACTATTTAACGACTCTTGTTCATCGACTTCTTAAAAAACCCGACTCAGACGTAATTTTTGCTGCGCAGTATGTTCAGATAAACTATAGTAAAAGAGTACAACGAATTAAAGAGTGGAATGGAACTGATGAATTAATCTGGCATGCTCACATGTCAGCTCTTTGGAGACGAGAGTTCTTAATCGAGTACAATTTGACAAATCCGAACTTTAGAATAGCTTGGGACTCAATTATAACTTCAGTCCCGTGGCTAGTAGGAAACGTCGACTATACGCAGTCTGCAATGTATTACAGGGTCAAACGTTCAGATTCTTTGACTTCAGCAAAAGAGACGTGTTTTGGTTCTGATTGCAGAAATCGTGCAAAAGCTTATTTAATCGAGCTCTGGAAAGAACTTGTGTATAATAAAGATGACAAAGAAAAAATTAAACAAATTTTAAAAAGGAGTAGAAATGAACAAATTTGGTAGCATCGACTTCGTAAAATCTCAAGTCGGAACAAAAACACCTTGGGCTATAACTCCAGATGCACTTGCTGAGATTGACTACAGACTTCACGTTAAACAACCTAAAGTTGTTTTAGAGTGCGGTTCTGGACTTTCTACTGTTGTGCTGGCAAACTACGCAAAAAGCAATCCAGAAGCTACTGTGATTTCTTTAGAGCACGATTTGAAGTACTTTGAACGAACTTCAAATTTACTCGGAAACTTGAAACAAAATGTAAATCTAGTGCATGCACCTCTTGTAGGAACTCCTCCTATTTACGAAGTGGATTTGTATAAATTTCCAAGAATTGACTTCGTTTTGATCGACGGTCCCCCAACAGGCGAAGGAGGGAGGAGTAGAATTTTTGACTGGTTGTTCACGTATTTAAATGATGAGTACGAAATTTGGCTAGATGACGGAAACAGGAAAGAAGAGCAAGAAGCTGCAATAAAGTGGAAAAATGAGTATAATCTAAATGTAAATTATACTAAGATTCAAAAAGGACTTATAATTCTTACAAACTATCTTCCTGAGCACTTTGTTCCAAGAATGAACGATGTAGTTGTTACAATGCTTTCTGGAGCTCGTCATGAACTTTTAGATCGAACTCTTTCAAGTCTTCCAGATTACATTTTAAATGAAATAATCGGACTTACAAATGGAGGAGATCAAGAAACAATTGAAGTATACAAAAATTATGGCATCGATCCGATTATTACTCCGTATCTTTTAAAAACTGGTCAATCGACTTCTTTTTTAGCACATCTCGCATTTGAGTCTAAAAAAGAGTACTGGTTGCAATTACAAGACGACTGGGAATTTGTAAGCGAAGATGAGTTATGGTTAGAACGATCAAAAAAAGCTTTAGAAGAAAGTCATCAAGTTCGTTTACGTCATTTTAGCGATCCTGTTCTTACTCGACATATGTATACAAACAAGCCTTTTAATCTTAAAAGCACTAAATTTGGAAAACTTGGAGAAATGCACTGGACATTTAACCCTACTTTACAAAAATGTAAGCATATACCTAATGTGTATCCTGCTAAGGGAGAGAGATCTGCTCAAAAGAACGCATACGAATCAGGTAAAAAATTAACTACTCAATTATACCCGGGCTGCTTTTTTCATATCGGCTGGGAAGATTCTCTAGAAGTTAGAGTCGGAATGCGATCTAAATAACTGGAGGAAGATAAAATGACATCTGTAACAAATTCTGAAGAGTATAAAGAAGAATACAAAAAAGTTCAGTCTTTAATTCAAGATCTTCTTGGAGTCGTCAAATACTACGGAAAAGAAGACTGGAAGAGCTTGACACTGTTAGATCGCGGTGATTTAGCTAGAAAGATATACAAAGAAATAACTGGAAAAAAAGTTTGGGAGGATTAAAATGACATTAGTAAATACTTCAACTCATCCATCTTATTGCAATTGTCCGTTGTGCATCGAAAACAGAAAAAAGAAAAAAGTTCCTGTTATAAAAAATTCAAAAGAAAAGAAAGATACGATTAAAAAGAATAATCATGAAGTAGAGCTCTCAGATTACACTTCTGAAAGTATTTATTCTAAACATCAAAAAAGAATTGAAGATCTCGTCAATGCACACTGGGCTTATCAAGAAAAACTTTTGTCAGCAGGTCAAGATAAAGAGCAAAAATTTACCTGGGAACAAGTAATGGAGATGAGAAAGTGGGATTACTGTAGTTCTGCTAAACATTTTTACGGTCATGGTTACGAAGACGCGATGTCTAATATTTTAAAGTAATTAGACATTGTATAAGTTATTGAATTTATTATATAATTTAAGGTTTAGCAAAAAATATTACATTTAAGGATCAAAATTTTATTCTAATATAACCATATAAGGATAAGTCTGTATCGGCCGTCTGCATATACAGAATGAATCCATATTTAAAATATTTTTATACTCAAACCCTTAAATTTACCCGAATCATTGTTAAACACAACGGAGCCGCATATGACAGACAATTTTAAAGTAGAACAACTCAGTTGGGCTGATGTTGAGTCAATAAGATCAATTTTATCTCATGAACAGCAAGGAATTTGTCCGATTTGCAAGAAAAAGCTCAATAATCCGTGTCTTGATCATCAGCATACAAAAAAAGTAAAAGGGTCGGGACAGATACGCGGAGTTATTTGTCGTTCATGCAACGTTCTTTTGGGAAAAATTGAAAATAATTGTGCCAGATACTCAGTCTCTCAACAAGAGCTCCCAAAAGTTTTACATAATATGGCAAAATATCTTGAAAAAGAGCATCTGCCATACTTGCATCCTTCTGAAGCCCCGAAGCCAAAAAAGCTTAAGAAATCAAGTTACAATAAATTAAAAGCTTTAAGTACAAAATGTCCTACGTATCCTCGTTCGGGAAAACTGACAAAAGCTCTTGAACGATTATACGCAGAGTACGAAATTGAGCCAGAGTTTTACGCGAATTAGTACAAGAACTAAGTAAGAGTTCATGCTCTCTTGTTTTTCGAAGAGTCCCGGTTCCGTGGACGTTTAGCTGAAAAATCAGTCTCCTCCTTTCGCTGATTGCACTTGAGTAAGCTAAATTTTTGGTTAACGGACAGCGCAGGGCTTAAGTTTTCTGGGAGGCTTACTTAAGTCCTGCTTTAACTATTAAAGCAACGAGAAGCTACTCTATCAATGGTTTTCAATACTTTAATACTTTAAAAAATAATTGTTTACAAAATTGTATAATTATGATACAGTAAATATTATGGAGTCTGTTCTAGAAATAATTAAAAAGTACAAAGGTCGTCGAGGTTTAATTGCCAAGAAGCTCGGCGTATCTTTAGCACAATTGACTGAAATTTGTGAAGAAGTTCCTGAAATGAAAGAAGAAATTGAAGTTCAAACTTCTTTAAAAGAACAGCTTGTTCAAGATCTTTTTGATATTCAGCTCGAGACTTCTCTTGTTCTTAAAGAGCCTTGGGCTCTTGCTTATATGTCAGCTAAAAATGCAGGACTTTCTACTGAAGACGCGATTCCTGTTCCTGTGTCTATTGAAATTCCTGTTGAAGACGGTCGAGTAAAATGACATTTAAAGTCACAATTCCGCAGGCAAGATTTTTGAATCTTGAGCATAGATTCAAAGCTTTTGTTGCAGGATACGGTTCTGGCAAAACATTTGTGGGTTCTGTCGATATTTGTAAAAATTTTCTTCAGAACCCAGGAATGAACCAGGGATACTTTGCTCCTACTTATCCTCAAATTCGTGACATTTTTTACCCGACGATCGAAGAAGTTGCGTATCTCATGAATACGACTGTTGAGATTAAAGAAGGAAATAAAGAAGTACATTTTTATACAGGACGTCAATACAGAGGAACTTGTATCTGTCGTTCAATGGAAAGACCTCAATCTATTATTGGTTTTAAAATATCTCATGCTCTTATTGATGAAATTGATGTTCTAACTGAAGAAAGAGCAACAACTGCGTGGCGTAAAATTATCGCTCGTATGAGGTATCTTAATGCTAATAATACAATTGATGTAACTACGACTCCAGAAGGATTTTTGTTCACGTATAAGACATTTGTCAAGGCTTTGAATGATGATCCAGCAAAAATGGGACGGTACGCAATAATTCAAGCAAGTACGTATGATAACGAGAAGAACCTACCTGCTGACTATATACCAAGTTTAGTGGAAGCGTACCCGAAAGAATTAATTGCAGCGTATTTGAATGGACAGTTCGTAAATATGAAATCTGGGACTGTTTATTATGCTTTTGATCGTAGAGAGAACAACTCTAAAGAAACTGTCAAAAAGAATGAACCACTTAAGATTGGAATGGACTTTAACGTTCAACATATGGCAGCAACAGTTTACGTAATTAGAAAAGATGGATGGCATGCTGTTCATGAGTTTAAAGAAATTTTTGATACTCCTGCAATGATTAAAGAAATTCAACATACATTTAAAAATCATCAAATTACAATATATCCTGATGCTTCTGGAGATAGTCGTAAATCTCTTGATGCAAGTAAATCTGATATTAAATTATTACGAAATGCAGGATTTTCAATAAAAACTCATAAAACTAATCCTTATATTAAAGATCGTGTAATGTCAGTAAACAAGCAATTTCAAGATAAAGAACTTTGGGTGAACGTAGACAAATGTCCGACAGTTGCAAATTGCTTAGAACAACAAAATTATGGATTAGACGGACTTCCGAATAAAACTTCAGGGCATGATCATCAAAACGATGCAACTGGGTATCCAATTGCTTACGAATTTCCAATTATAAAACCGCAATTTGGTTTAACTTCAATAAGAATGGCAGTTTAAGAGGAGAAAATTAATGATTGATTTAGATGCAACTCACAAAGACTACGACGAATTTTCTCCTATTTGGGAAAAAATTGATGATATTTGTGACGGAAACAATTTGAAAAAGTATTTGATTCAATTGAATCCTCTTGATCTGTCAGATGAAAATGTTTTAAGAAACAAACAATATTATGAAAGAGCTGTATTTTACGCAGTTGCAGGATATACTTGTCGAGGGATGCTTGGTATGCTTTTTAGAAAAGAACCAGCTCTTAGTATAGAAAAAGGTCTTGAATACGTAAAAGAAAACATTGATGGAAAAGGATTGAGTATTTATCAGCAATCTCAAGATGTATGTAAAGATTTGATAAGAAAAGGAAGATGTGGACTTTGGGTTGATTTTCCACAAACTGATGGAAATACTTCACAGTTAGATATCAAAAATCTTAAAGTATTTTCAACTGTTAAAAAATTTGATGCGACTCAGATCGTAGACTGGTCAATTGAAACATATGGAGCAAAAATTTATCTCTCACGAGTTCTTTTAAGCTACACAGAGCAAGATGACGACGGAGAAGATATGGAAGTTCGTCTTGAACTTCTTATTGAAGAAAATATTTATATTGTTAAAAAATGGATAAAAACAATAAATAGTTCAGAATGGACACTTATTGAAGACTATACTCCAAAAGATAGTAAAGGAAATAGTTGGAATGAAATTCCCTTCATTTTTGTAGGAGCTGAATCAAATACGTATATTATTGATCAACCTCCTTCTTTAGATATTGTAAGAATAAATATCGGACATTGGAATAATTCAGCGTCTTACGAAGATTCTATATGGTTTGCGGGTCAGATACAACCATGGATGAGTGGAATTTCTGAAGAGTACTTGAAAATGATGTCAGATGCAAATATGTACGTAGGTTCAGGACGTTTGCTGGGAGTGCCTTCTGGAGAGCAGTTTGGCTTCGCGCAAGCAAAACCGAACCAAGCAATGAAAGAAGCAATGATGGACAAGATTAATATGATGATTGGTCTTGGTGCTATGTTTCTGCAACCTGGCTCCGCAGTAAAAACTGCGTCTCAGTCTGAAGGAGAAAAAGAGATTCGTCATAGTGTGCTTTCATTAATTGCTTCAAATGTAAGTGAAGCCTATGAAAAATGTCTATGGTGGATGTCTAAGTATATGGGAACATCTGAAGAAAATATTGAATATAAAGTTAATCAAGAATTTGTTAAACCTCAAGCTACTTCTGCTGATTTGAAAGAAATTGTTGCAAGTTTACTGCAGGGAGTCATCCCATTTTCAGATTATGTTACTTGGTGTCAAAAATACGGATATATCGATGAGTCTAAAACACCAGAAGAAGTTGAAGAAGAAGTTGAATGGAAAAGCACATTGAATGTTCCAAATCTTGAAGAAGATGATGACGAGGAATAAAAATGCCAAGTACTCCAAAAGAACTCATAGATATACATACTAGACATATTTCTCATAATGAAAGATTGAAGTCTAGTAATGTCAAAGAATACGAGAAGTTTTTGCAACAGATGTCGAATTCTGTAAAGAAACGGCTTTCTGGAACAAAACCTTTGACGGAGTATACTGTAAATCGTCTGAACAAATTGAATGCAAATATTGAAAAAGATCTCAGAGGTATTGGAAATAAAGTTTATGAAAAATTTAAAACTCAAGCTTCTGATTTAGCTGAGTATGAAGCTGAATTTGAAATTAAGTCATTAAATCAAATAGTTGAACATTCTTTTATTCTTCCTTCTACAACTCAACTTAATTCAGCTGTTTTTAATACCCCTTTAGCTCAAATTGAAGGAGTATCACAAGGAAAGCTCTTAGAATCATTTTTTAAAGATTTTGATGATTCAGTGATCTCAAAAATTCAAGGTTCAATAATTTCAGGATACTACACTGGATTGACTAATAATCAAATTATTCAGTCAATTATTGGAACTAAAATGATGAATTTTAGAGATGGAGACTTTGCTAAAAAATGGCGTCATATGGAAGCAACAGTCAGGACAGGGTTGCAACACGCAGCTAATCAAGCAAGACAAGAAACTTGGAACAAAAATTCTGATATTATAAAAGGTGTGATGTGGCTGTCAACGCTTGATACAAGAACTTCAACTATTTGTCGATCTCTTGATACAAAAGTATACCCAGTGGATTCAGGTCCTCGTCCTCCAGCTCATGTGAATTGCAGATCAACAACAGTAGCACAATTGGATGATAGATTTAAAATTCTTTCAGAAGGACGAACTAGAGTTGCTAGAGACCCAGTTACAGGAGAAGTTTACAGTGTTAATGCAAATACATCGTATTACGACTGGCTGAAAGCAGAGCCGCCTTCAATCCAAGACTCAATAATCGGGCCGAAACGAGGCAAGCTACTTAGAGAGGGCGGTCTATCTGCTTCCAGATTTGCAGAATTGCAACTTGGTAAAAATTTTGAACCACTTACTTTGAAACAAATGAAAGCTCTTGAACCAGTTGCTTTTCAGAATGCAGGAGTTCTTGAAAATTTTACTATCGATGAACTTTTGTACATGAAAACTGATGTAGATTTTTCAAAAATGACTCCAAAACAAATTGCAACTTATAAGAAAAATCTTACTGCTTATAATAAAAAAGTTAAAGCTGCTAAGAAAAGTGTTGCAGTTGCTAATAAACAGCGAATCGCAGCTAAAAAGAAATTATCGGCTCTTAAGAAAAAGAAAGCTGATCCTGCCTTAATCTATGATGCTGAAGAAGCTCTTGAGAACGCTAAATTGAAAGTTCAGGAAAGAGAGCTGAAATTGAAGGAAATTACGGGAGAAGCGACTCCGACGCCTACAACTAAAACTACTTCTGCCCCCTCATCTTTTACTCCAGCTTCAGAACCTTTAATAAAATGGGTAGAAGTTTCTAATGATACTGAAGCTTTGACAGCACTTTCAAAATACGAGATCGGGAGTAAAATAGACCCAGGACCAGGGCAAGGATATAAGTTAAGTGGATCTAATAGAATTCAGGTAATTAACGCAACAAATTCAATTGGCTCTGAATTTGAAGAAATTTATACAAAAAAACAAGCTGTTTTTGAAAAATCTAAAGAAGCTTTAAATAAAACATCGGTAGTAATTTATGATTCAATTGATATTAAAGTAAATGGAATTACGTGTAATGCGTATTTTGATCCAAAAGATGGAAAAATTTATTTAGCTGGTAAAAAACCTGCAGGATCTAATCCATCTTTAGGAGGATTTTCTGTTGGAGAAAATATAAATGATCTTTTTAGACATGAACTGGGTCATGTAGTATATGAAAAATCATTAAGTACAACTGAAAAAAAGTTATTTGAATCTGCAGTACAAAAAATAGGCGGACTAGAAAATCTAGAAGAAATAAGTACGTATGCAGCATCAAAAATACAAGAAGCTTTTTCTGAGTGTTTTTCTGTGTGGATGCATCCGAAATACGGGACTGCAGGACTTAAACTTCCAAGACATATTGAAGAAGCGTTTAATGATATTTTTAAAGTAAAGACAGCTACGAAAACAGTTTCTGTACCGAAAGCAGCTCCAGCTCCCTCTATTACAAAATCTTTATCAATTGCTTCAATAGATGAATTATCTGACTACAGGAAAACTACAGATGAATTTAAAAAGTATTTAGATGAGTCTGCTGAAAAAGTTACTTTGTCTAAAAAGCAGTTAGACGTAATAAAATCAAATGTATCTCCCATTTCTGCAGATTTAGACAGTATTTTAGGAAATGAAATTCCATTAAAAATAAAATTAAAAGCAGGAGTTGAAACTCGTCTTCAAGCTAGATTATCAGCACTTCCCGACGTAGATCAAGACAAATATACAGAGTTTAAAAAACGATTTATGCTTGAATCTACTTTAGAAGGAACAGAATCAGCAGAAAAACAGTTAATCGATGCATGGGCAGGAAATTCATCTAAATCAGAACTTTCTCAATTTATGCAATTTATGGCTAAAGAAGAGTTTAATCTTAAAAACTCAAGTACAGAAGGAATGTGGAAATTATCAGATGCGGGAATTATTAAAGAAGGTTTTGATGCAGTAAAAGTACGAGAAGGAGCACGAATTTTTCTTAGAGAAATGTACAATGAAACGCAAGCTGAATTTAAGCGTCAAGGAATAAAAGAAGTTACTTTGTTTAGAGGACTTAACTATGATTACGATGGAATGGAAAAACTTAGCTCTTCTTTGAAACTTGATCTTGATTCAGGAAAACTTGTAACTAGAAAAGAATTACATGAATTTCGTCCAATGTCATCATTTTCAACTCATTTAAACATAGCAGAAGAATTTACAGGAAAGTATAATTTTAATGGAATAGGAAATATCGTTTCAGTAAAAGTTCCTATAGAAAGAATTATTTCATCTCCAGTCACTGGATACGGATGCATGAATGAATTTGAGTACGTTGTACTTGGAGGAACAAATAAATTAGATGAAGTACTTTCTGGTTATAAAAATTTAACTTTAGGAACAAAGACTAAACAAGAACTTCTTGACGAATTTAATAGCAAAAGTATTTTAAATGCATTTAACGAGGAATTGAGATTTAGTTATCAAAAAGTTGCTCCTACTGTAGAAGTCTCTAAACTAGTTCAAAAGAAAATTGATTCAATAAAAGAGTACGGAATAGCGATATCAGGAGAAGAAGCTAAACAACTCGGAGGATACGCAAATAAACTTAATGTTCATTTAAAGGACGTAGTAGCTGCTAACCCATCTTTAAAAAAATTATTTGATGACTTTGACATAGAAATAGAAATAAAAAATACGTACGGAGTTGGAATAGATAAGGATTCTGCAGGTATATACAGCAGAACGATACAGATCGCTGGACAACAAGAAGTTTTTTCTGAACTTACAGTTGGATCTAAGTACTACTCAGTAGGAAGTGGTGGATTAGACACAATACGACATGAAATTGGTCATTATATTTATGATAAACATATGCCGAGAGGAGCAAAAACAGCGTGGAGTAAAATGTCTAAAAATCTCAGAGGTTCAGTTTCAATTTATGCAAAAACTAACTTAGAAGAAGGATTTGCAGAATCATTTGCAGCATGGTCGCATCCAAACTACAAAAATGCAAAAGTTCTTCCAATTGCAATTGAAAATTTCTTTGAAGAGTATTTTGAAAAAAGGATAAATAAAAATGAGTAAAAAACTCCCAACCCAAAAAGAACCGACTAAACGTCAAGTAGTGTTAAACTGGGACCTTCCACCTTACAAATCAAAAGGTTTTAACTCAAGTTTTCCAGATTTAAAAGAATTCCGTCTTCTTCCGATTTACGAAGCTGCAGTAAATGGAGGATTAATTGAAGATGATGAATGGATCGGACCTCCTTTAGGTTACTGTCCTATTCCAAGGAGCAAAAAATGATATCAACTCCGAACTGCTACAAACGAAGATGCGTGCAAAATCTCAGAGTAATTCAGCCAGATGGAACAGAAATGACTGAGAGACCTGCTTGTGATGCTTATCCAGACGGAATCCCGTCTGATATTGCATATGGACCTGATCAGCATCTTGAAGTGAGATCTGATCAAAATAACGAAATAATATTTAAAAAAGGATGACAAAAATGGGACTTAAATTTGAACTTGACTCAATCGATGATCTTGATGATGGCGTAAAAGGATTGTATGAACAAACTAAAGATGGAAAATTTCGTCTTTCTCTTGAAGATGGCCCTGAAGACAAGTCTGAAGAGCTTAAAAAACTTCAAGACTCTGTAGCTGCTCTTGAAGCAAAAAATCAAGAAATTCTTGGAGAAAGAGCAAAAGCTAAGAAAAAAGCTGAAGAAGCTGCTCGAGAAGCTGCTCGTAAAGCGGGTGACGTTGAATCTCTTGAAAAATCATGGCAGGAAAAATTGAACTCAATTTCTCAGGAAAAAGATCAGACGATTCAAACTTACGAAAAAACGATCTATGATCTTACTGTTAAATCTGCTGCAACGCAGATGGCTTCAAAGCTTGCTCTACAAGGAAGTGCAGACGTTCTTCTTCCGCACATTGAAAGACGATTAAAAGTGGAAAACAAAGATGGACAAGCTCTTATCAGAGTTCTTGATAAAAGTGGAAACTTATCTGCAAATTCGCTGTCTGATCTTGAAAAAGAGATTCTTGAGACAGAAGCATTTGCTCCGATTCTTCAAGGACCTAAGAGTTCAGGGACAGGAGAAACTCCTAAAGACAGAGGAAAAAGTACTCCTAAAACAAAAAGATCAGAAATGAGTGCAGCAGAAAAAGGAGAGTATATTAAAGAACACGGTCAAGCAGCATATTTAAAACTTCCAAAGTAAATATTTATAATAAAATCAATTATTTATAAATATTTACAATTATTTATAAATAATTGTTTACTTATATTTTTACTTATGGTATACTTAAAATGTCAATATTTATGTAAGTTGCAGTTTCCTACGGAAACTATAACTTGAGCTTACGGCTCATACGCTGCATACGTAAACTTAGTAGTTTATAGGATTTGATAAGTTAAAAGCTTCTACGAAGCTGACAGCTTAGGCCGACGGTCTACGAGTTAATCACTCATAGTTCGTCGGCCTTTTTTATTTTAAACATCTGCAACAGGAGACTAAACAATGGCAGTAACAGTAAACTCAGATCTTGTAATTTACAATGATCTTGCGCAGACAGCGTATCTAGAAAGAGTTCAGGATGTTCTTGAAGTCTTTAACGCCAGTTCTAAAGGAGCAATTATCCTTAGAAATGAAACAATTGAAGGCGATGAAGGTAAAAAAGCATTCTACAAAATCGGTGGGTCGATGGCACATCGTGATGTAAACGATAACTCAGTTCTGGTCCCCAGTTCAATTGATGCTTCTGAAATGATCAGTGTAAAAGTTCCGTGGAAATATGGACCGTATGCAACCACTGATGAAGCATTTAAGAGACGTGCTCGTAATGTTGAAGAGTTTTCAATGCTCGTTGGCCAGGACATGGCTGATGCTGTTCTTAACGGTCAAATTGAGTATTCTCTGGCAGCTCTTGAAGGTGCTATTAGAGGTAACTCGAGCATGGTTGTTGATACGAAATCATTGACAACTGATGGTAAAAAAGTTCTTTCCGCAGGTCTCCGTACCATGGGAGATAAATTCGGTCAGGTTGTAGTCTGGGTTATGGACTCTGGTCTTTTCTTCGATATCGTTGATCAAGCAATTGATGCAAAAATCTACGAAGAAGCAGGCATCGTCATTTATGGCGGGATGCCCGGAACAATGGGAAAACCCGTACTGGTTACCGATGTTTGTCCTTCTGAGACAATTTTCGGTCTTAAATCCGGAGCGCTTTCCTGCATTGAGTCTCAAGCTCCAGGAATTCGTTCGTACAATATTGACGATCTTGAAAACCTCGCAGTCGGTTTTCGTGCTGAAGGTGCATTTAACCTCGAAGTTGCGGGATACTCCTGGGATTCAACTACAGGCGGAATTAACCCGACAAAAACTGCTCTTGCTGCTACAGCAAACTGGGATAAATATGCAACGTCAAATAAAGCAACTGCTGGCTTTATTATTGATTTGTCAACCGAGTCTGGCTCTTAATATCTTCCGTCGGAGCCTTAAGCGATGGCTTCCGGGTTTTCATCCTTTTACCGGGAGCCTCGCTTAAAACAACTACAAAACTTATGATAAAAATTTACATACCATACAATAACAATAGAGGCTGTGTTTATAGAGAGCAAGCTTTTTCTACTATTTATAAACACTACAACTCTGTAGAAGATTTTGATGTAAAAATCTTGTCTTCTAATCCATTTTCAAGAGCATCTGCGAGGAACGCAATTTTTGAAGATGAATTAGAGGATTCAGAAGTTGTATTCTTTTCTGATGCTGATATTATTGTATCTAAAGAACAAATACAAAATGCAGTTAAAAAAGCAGAACAATTGAATGAAATGGTTCTGTCTTATGATGTTCTTTTAAAAATGAATGCAAGTGAAACACATGAGTTCATAAAATCAGGAAAATTTCAAAAAAGAAGAAAAACAGTTAAATTTCAATGCTCTGGCTCTTTTGCAATTCCTGTAAATCTTTTTAAAGAAATAGGTGGTTACGATGAAAGATTTACAAAGTGGGGTTGTGAAGACAGAGTTTTTTACTATATGGCAGCATTTTTAAGAAATAAGACATATTGTACAAGACTTAGCGGTTGCGCATATCATTTATTTCATCCACCTTCGAAAAACGCTTCTAAACAAACTTTAAGAGAAAATAATCTTCATAGAGAATATTTAAAAGCATTTGGAATTTCATACGAAACTTTAAAAAAATATAAAGAACCTTCTACTAATCAAATTTTTGAATTAAAAAAGAACTCTTTAAACGGAGCTAAAAAAGAAATAGTTCCTTTTATTGATAAAGAAATTCTACGATTTAGAAAAAATCGTAAAATTGCTCTAACAATAAAAGGATCCGAACAATATAAACGTTTATTGAAATCAAAAGAATACATTTGTGAAGGAGCTGTAATATGAGTTTAATTGTAGAAAACGGCTCTATTGTTGATAACGCAAACAGTCTTGTAACAAGAGCTGAGTTTATTGCTTATGCGTCTTTAATCGGAACAACAATTGTTGATGATGAAGATACAGATGTACTTTTAATTAAAGCAATGAAGTTTATTGATGCTCATGAAAGTAAATTAAAAGGAATAAAAACAGAAAGAGATCAAAGTCTTTCATTTCCTCGTTATAACTTACGAATAAATGGATGGT